CGACGACCTGCGGCCGACTGAATCCGAATCCGTCGCTGGCCGGGACGTCGCGCATCCCGATCGCCGATGCCAGCGGCATGCCCATCGGGTACGGGTTGATCACGGGCCCGACCGACGGCTTGACGACGAGCCCTGCCATGTCGCCCGCCGTCGCCGTCGTGTCGGCGATCAGCGTGCCCATATGCTCGGCGGCTCTGCGCATCACACGCCCGAGACGGGTGCGTGCGTCGGCGTCGCCCTGATGCAGCGTGTCCCAGAGCAATTCGCCGGCCGAGCGGTAGCGGAAGTCGCCGCCGACGACGCCCATCGAGCCGAGCCCACGCAGCCGCTTCGCCGTGTCGTCGGCGAGGGCGAGGTCGACCGTGATGCGGTCGAGGTCGGCGTTGAACGAGCGAACCTTGACGTTGGCGTCGTCGATCGAGGCGCGGTCGTCGTCGTTGAGCTCGCGGCCTTCCTCGGCGGCGCGCGTCGTCAGCGTGTCGATCAGTTGAAGAGCGGTCTCGCGCTTGTGCTCGATCTGCTCTGCGAGGTCGGTGGCCATGAGGCGCTCCCGTCGGGTCGTTACGGATTAGGTCCGCTTCGTCACCGGTACGGGTGTCGCCTCTGGCCGGATGACCGATCAGGTCGGGGTCTCGGCTCGGGACGGGTGTCGCCCTGTCGTGTCTCTGCTGGCGGGTGAGACTAGATCACGTCGTCGTAACTACGCAAGCACTATGAGCCCCACAGTGGCTGGAATTGCCCGCTTCCGATGCCGCCCGCGTGGAGATTTCTCAACCGAGCGTAGAGCATCGCTCGGCGGTCCATCCGGCTCTGCAGTGCCGTCCGTAGACCGTAGCCGTAGTCGTCAAGGTCGTGCGAGAGCCCGAGCAGCAGCTTCCGATTCTTGTACCGCTCCCGCTGCTCGATGTGCGCCGCCCGTGTAGTGCTCGATCAGGTCGGCGAGCCGGTCTATCTCGGTGACCGCTACCGAGAGCAGGAACGTCACCCGTGAAGTATGAACTGAGGGTGTCAGCGTCGGGAGGGTCTGAGCGCGCTCTGAGCCCGTAGCTCGGCGAGCAGCGCCACAGCGGCGTCCAGCGCGGGCGTGCCGGGATCGGGCGTGCCCGAGGCGTCGGCGCGGATCGACAGCACGCCGGCCGAGGCGTAGACCGGCACGGGCACGGCGGCGATGTGCTCGATGTCGACCTGACGCCGCCCGACGAGCGTGCGCTCGCCCCGGTCGTCGACGATCGGCGGGACACGGTCACAGAACGAGACCGACAGCCCGCGCCATGCCGTGCCGAGCATCTCGCGCACGAGCGCGTAGTCGTGGCGCTTGGTGTAGAGCTGGAACTCGCCGTATGCGCCGTCGGCTCGCTCGGCGAGCGAGAGCCCGTAGCCGAGGTGGCGGTCGACGCCAGGCTCTTCGTGGCCGAGTTGCAGGCGCAGGAAGTGCGCCCCGACCTTGTCGATGATCTGGCGCAGCCGCGTCGTGCAGCCAGGCAGGAAGTGCTCGTCGTAGTCGAGCAGCTCGCCGTCGACGACCTCACGGACGTGGGCTATCTCGCCGAACGGGACGATGCGCCCGAGCACCTTGCCCTGGTCCTCGTCGACGACCTCGACGGTGGTCGACGCCGAGCGCGTGTAGGTCTGCCTGACGGCGACGTCGGGCCCGCTGCCCTGGTACTCGACGAACGTCGCGGTGGTCGTGGTGTTGGCGTTGTGGCCGATGTTGATCATGCTGCTCCAGTCAGGATCTGGGCGTCGGCCTCGGCAGTGTCGACGGCGACGAGCGGCGCGGGTGCGGGCTCGGGCGTCTCGTCGGGCGTACCGGGCCCGAGGCGCTCGGCACTGCGAATCTCGGCAGCCGTGATCACGCGCACTCCGTCGCCGTCCTGTATGCCGTGGCCCGTGGCGTAGGCCGACATCCGCTCGGCGAGCGGCGGCTGCGTGTAGCGATCGGCGTTGAACTCGAGGCGCTTGCCGAGCGGCAGCAGCCACAACGACCACGCCTTGGCGATGGCGTCGGCGAGCGTGCGCAGCTCGTGCCGCCAGTGCGCCTCGAACAGGTCCGTCGAATTCGTGTAGGTCATCCCGTCGGCCATCGCCACGTTGACGAGGTGCGCCGGCACGCCGAAGGCAGCGCAGATGCGGCGCTCGTCGAACTCGCGCAACTCGAGCAGCGCCATGTCGCGCGGCGACAGCGTCAGCGACTCGATCTTCGCCCCGCCCGACATCATCGCCGGCGCGCCGTGTGAGTCGAAGCGCGCCGCCAGCCAGCGCCCTCGAGCCTCGATCACCTGATCCTCGGTCGGGTAACCGGGCACGGTGATCACGGCCCACGGCACGCCCCCGCGGGCGGCGAGGTCGCTGGCGTAGGTCTCCAGCGCGCCCGAGGTGACGATCGAGCGCGAGACCCACTGCAGCGGCGAGATGCCGCGCAGTAGGCCCGCCATGCCCTGCAACTTGACGTGGCAGATGTCGCGGCGGGCGATCTCGCGGCCGTCGATCTCGTAGCGCCGTCGCCCGTCCTCGAACGTCACGTCGACGGTGTCGGCCGGCACGACGACGAAGCGCGACGGGTAGCCGTCGTGGAAGCGGCCCGTCACGTAGGTGAACACCTCGCCGCGCAGGTACAGCGAGTTGGCCGCTTCGTGCATCATCTCGACCCACGAGGAGTACATCTCGGGCTCGGGATTCTCGGCCCACTGCGGCAGCGTGAAGCGATCCTCGCCGCGCATCCCGTAGACGGGGAACGAGCCGAGCTGGCGACTGTTGAGCGACACGCAGGTCATCGCCGTGGCGACGTTGGCGGGATTGTTGTGCCGCCCGTAGCCGTAGCCCGAGAACTCCGAGCCCCACGGCGGCACCTGCCACTCGACGGGCCAGCCAGCCCACGGCTGCGGCATCGGTGCGCTCGAGGTCGGGTACATGATCCCCGCGGTAGTGGGTGCCGCGCCCGTCGTCGTCATCGGGGCTACGACGGGCGCGGCCACGGCCGTGCTCGGCGTCGCTGCGCCGACGTCGTCACGCGGCACGAGAGCCCGCTTGTGGTAGCGGCCGCTCGACGCCGGCCGCTCGCCAATCGGCATCGTCGCGGGAGCGTAACACCCGAGCTAGCGCACTGCGTGATTCCGCGAGCGCGGCCTAGTGGACGAACGAGGCCGACAGCGACTCGAGCGTCGCCCAGACCGCCAGCGAGGCGGCGACGAGCGGTGCCACGTCGGTGCCGTCGTCGCCACGCTCGAAGCGCCAGCGGTCGCCGACCTTGCGCCGCGTCACGGCCTCGACGGCGTCGTCGAGCAACGGGTCGCCCATATGCGCCAGCGTGCCGGCGGCGACGAGGTCGCACAACGTCGCCGCGGCGTTGCAGACGTCGCGGGCGCTCAACTCGCGCAGCATCACGCCCGCGCGTTTGAGCGCTGGCGTCAGCGTCGCAGCGGGCCCAGTGGCGTCGAGCACGACGGGCGCGGCGTGGGCGCGGGCCAGGCGGGCGACCTCGTCGGCTGCCCATGCGACGCCCTCGCGCCGCTCGATCACCTCGACGGCGACGACGTCGCCTACGCGCCCCGCGGCGACGATCGAGGCCGAGGATCGGTCGGGCACGGCGTCGACGGCGAAGACGACGGCACTGTCGCTGGTCAGCTCGTCGGCCGGCAGCGCCTGCCACGTGTCGAGGTCGAGCACCTGCGTCTCGGCGCGCGCCGTGTGCAGGCAGAGGTACTCGCGGCGGAAGTCCTCGACACGCATCGACTCGGCCTCGGAGCGCAGGAACTCCACGCCGATGCCGTCGTCGACGTCGAGCGTCGGGATCGTCGCCCGCCACGTCGCCTCGTCGTAGGGGTCGGCGTCCTCGGGTGCCGACCACTCGAACCAGACACGCGTCGTGTCGCCCTCCAGCGCAGCCCGCCGGCCCAACTCGCGCTGGTCGTTGAGCAGGCTCGAGCGCTCGTCGCCGGCATTGCTGACGAGCACGAGCTGCGTGCCGATGCATCCGACCGCGGTGTCGCGCTGCGCCATCGTCGGGCGCACCGCCGGGAGCAGGTCGGTCGTATGGGCGAGCGCCTCGTCGATGACGACGAGGTCGAGGGACTGCCCGCGCGCGCCCGTCGCCGAGGGCGTGATCACGCGGTACCGCGAGCCGTTGCAGAAGTACACGCATTCCTCGCCGTTCTTGCGGGCGACACGCTCGACGGCACCACGCGTCGACGACGAGCCCATGATCATCTCGACGTGCTCGTACCACCGCCCGAGCGCGCCGATGCGATCCTGCGCCGTGAAGGCGACGAACTGCGGCTTGATGCGCGGCAGGCCGACGAGGTGCGCGGCCTCGCCGAGATCGGGCAGCATGCACTGCAGCGCGACGCGCGCCGCGGCCCATGCGGTCTTGCCGGTCTGGCGCGACGCCATCACGCCCACCGACGAGGCGGCGAGGCGCAGCTTCGAGCCCTGCTGCCCACGGCGCAGCTTGCGCGGGCTCAACTCCAGCGAGACGTCCGAGACGAGGCGCTGCCACGGGAACAGGTCGATGCGCATCGATGCGGCGAGGTCGGCGAGGATCGGGCCGAGCGTCGGGCGATCACGGCGGATCGAGCCGAAGCGCGGCGGCACCGCCGTCGCGGTCTTCACCACTTGCGCGACGGTCGGGGGCGAGGGCGCGCGGGAACACTTGCACGCGCCCTCGCCCGACGAGCATTGGCGAGACGCCATCCGCCGCGGCGCTGGTTGCAGCGCAGGCACGCCGGCACGAGCTTGCCGCGCCACAGACCGGGCGGTGCCTCGCACAGTGGCGGCACATGGTCGGCCGTCGTCGCCAGCTGCTCGCCGCAGTAGACGCACAACGGATGGCCGGCGAGCAGCCGCGCACGGGCCCGCTGATAGGCAGCGCCGCAGCCAGGTCTCGTGACCACGCCCGACAGTGTGCCACGCGATCCCTCAGCGACTGAGACATCCGCGCGGCGCGATCGCTCAGGCGCTGAGAGGTCGAGCGGGCGCGTCACCGTACCTAGGTCCGTGGTT